ATTCTTTTCTATCAATATTTTCACCACCAGTTTCTATAAAATCTGATAATTCGTATGCGTTTAATGCACGACTACAACCGCATTCGCTCGGTATTCTGTGGCATTTATTACAAAAAATATTAGCGTTCATTTATCCATCCAATAGTAAAGAAATGCGGCCGCAATCATAAACACCGAAAAAACAGCAAACACCCCGATGCCAAACACAATCATGACAGTTTCAATCAAAATGGCGCCTCCCCAAGGTGAGATAAGTCGACCGGTTTGTTTTTAATGGCTTTCATCGTCCAGCCCTGATAAATCTTAAGCAAATACCGCGCCTCTTGCCGCGAACTGCTTTTGCGAATTAGGTCACCAAACTCATCATAAATAAGGTAGGTCATTGCAACACCCTTGGGCTGGGTGGTGATGGTGGGCTTGGCGGTACGGTATAAGCTGGTGTGCCGATTGCGTAGCCTTGCGGGGTCACGACTTGAGTGGGGTAAATGGTCAGGTTTTGCACCGTAACCCCAGCGTTGTTTACGACTTGCGCTTGATTGCCCTGTATTTGGACTGTGCCGGTCTGAAAGCCTTGAGGGTTGGTAATAACGTAGGTTTGCGCTTTGGTGGTTTGAATACCAACGCACATCGTTATAAAAAATGTAATGCAGAAGAATTCAATATGTTTCACGTGGAACCTTTCATATATTCACTGCTCATGCAGTAATGACAGTATATGTTAAGGTTTCTTAAATATGCAAGCATTATTTATAGGGTTAAACCCTTGATTTTGCAGTATTTTATATAATTATGTTAGTAATGATTAACTTCTGCCTTTTGGTGAAACGAACCCAGCCTTCCTAGGTTCGCCTTCATCTGCCTCATGGAGCCAACAGAACCCGACAGTCTTTCGTTGTACCGGCACTATCTTCGCCACCGGTTTATGTGCTGTTGCAACAACTATCCCCCAGTAGCACTTGTATCGCAGTCGCTGGTGTCGGTTCCCGTCCAACTGTGACCGCAGAAATAGAAAAACCCCTTAAGGTTGCTCTAAGTTCGACCCGCTTAAGTAATGAATCGGTAGCATTACCTAAACGCTCAAAGCAACCCTAAAGGGTCTCACCGATTAGCACTAAGCAGGGTCGAATCTGCCAGCACAGTATAACCAAATTACTGCTTAGTTTGCAACTCCGGCCAAATTACCCCATAAGTCGTGGGAAACAGGGTTTTGCGGGTAATCAAACCATTAGTTTCGCGTTCTAGCGTTGCGGCTAAAAATATCAATTTATCGCGCGGAATGTCGCTTTTTTGCCACATAGAGACCGCCGGCACTGAAACCCCGCAGAGTTTAGCGACCTTGGTGGCCCCGCCCAAGATATTAATAATGGCTGTTGGATTCATTAGGGTATCTTAACAGACCTTGGCTGTGACCGCAATATTTCAAATAAAGTTTGCTTTTGGAATTAAGATAGTTTAACATGGTGTTACCGAATTGGCCGGTGAATATTTTGAAAGGAACTCGTATGAGTGAAATAGAATCGCAAACCAATGATTTACTCCAGCTTCAAGGTGAACTTGAACGCATCTTTGATGTGCTAGAAGGCGGCACAGACTTATCTAAAGAGCAAATTGACCTCCTGCGTTATGGTTGTGGCTTTGCGCCAGTAGACCGGCAACGTAACTTCCTGCGCGAAGTGTTTGCTGACCTTAACCCTTATGGAGGTGTCAAATGAATAACGTAGAAAAGATAACCCTGCAACGAGCCATCAGTATGCTCAAATCCTGCAATTTGCTATATGCCATCGTGGACAGCGACGGCAACAAGCATGGCGCCCTTGAGGTCTTGTATAACAAGCGCAAAAAGCGTGGGCCACTGCATTATCCAATGGGAACCCTGCGTAACCACTATTTGCCGTTTATTAAAGATATGACCGACGATACGGTGGGAGAGGTGCCAATTAAAGACTTTGACATGGAAACGCTACGCAGTTCGCTGTGTGCCTATATGTCGACCAATTGGGGCAAAGGCAGTTATTCCACCACCATTGACCGCGAAAACAACAGCATTATTGTTCACCGGTATAGCAAACAAACAGAATTTGAACCATTTTGAGGACAGCCATGATTATTTCAGATACAACCAAAGACTTTAAAATCGCGCCCGCAGGCAACCACCTTGCAAGGCTGTATTCGTGTATTGACCTTGGCCACCAGTCCGTAGATTGGAAAGGTGAGACCAAAATCATGCACAAGATGGTATTTACTTGGGAATTGCATGGTGAGTCCGAAAGCGGCGAGAAGTTACTAACGGATGATGGCAAGCCATTAATCGTTAGTAAGCGTTACACCGTAAGCCTTGGCGACCAGTCGACTTTGCGTAAAGACCTTGAATCATGGTCAGGCAAAAAGATGACCGCCGAGGACAGGAAGAACTTTGATGTGCGTAATCTGTTGGGCAAGTTCTGTATGCTCTCGGTCGTGCATTCTGAGGACGGTAAGTACGCGAATGTGTCCGGTATTAGCGCGGTGCCAACAGCCCTGCGCAGTAGTTTGCCGGAGCCAATTAACGCGGTCACGCACTTTTGGTTGCAGGAGTTTGACCAAGCCAAGTACGATGCCCTGCCAAAGTATTACAGAGAAAAGATTACAGAATCTTCTGAGTGGCGCGGCAAACAAAAACGTGACGCAGAACCCAAGATTGCAGATGATGATAATTTTGGCCCAGCAGATTCCGATATTCCGTTTTAATTAATGAGGGGAAAGCAAGCGACTAGGTTACTGACAGCAATGTCGTGATTGACCAGTTACCTGAAATGGAAAGGCAGTCAGCAAGTACCCTCACCTAATATAAAGGTTAAAAATGATAGTTAAAGAAAAGGTGGCAGAAAGTGGACACTGGTATTCAAAAGACGGCAGTCCAGCCTATACAACGGTTGGGGCCAATGGGAACGAGCGTGCAACAACGCTACGCGACGCGCGAAAACTTGGACTTTTGCCAAGTGTTACAACAATTATCGGATTGCTATCAAAAGCAGGCCTTGATACATGGAAACAGCAACAAGTCCTCTTAGCCGCGCTGACCTTACCAAGAATTGACGGTGAACCGGAACAGGAGTGGCTCGCAAGAGTCATGCAGGACTCCAAAGAGACCGGACGCAAGGCCGCCGAGCGTGGTGAGACCATACACGCAATCATCCAATCGTTTTATGAGGGTGTGTATATTCCGGAACTGCCGCCATACGTCAAGATTGTGGAGGAGGCCATAAACACCCATTTTGGGAGCCGTTTGTGGCTCTCAGAGAAGTCTTTTGCACATCCGGATGGGTTTGGTGGCAAGTGCGATTTGATGAGCCGCGCGGATTTTTATCAGAAGTGGGACGGTGCGGTCGTCGATTTCAAGACAAAGGATACCCCTCTCGACAAGGCCGAGGTGTACTTTGAGCATATCATGCAATTAGCCGCTTATCGACAGGGTTTAGGAGTCCCCAAGGCAAATGCGGCCATTTGTTTTGTCAACGGCACCACCAACGAGGTCAAGGTCGTGGGTGTATCGGAAGAAGACCTTCAAAAAGGATGGGATTGTTTCTCGTGCCTGCTTAAGTTTTACCGGATTCGTAATAACATATAGGCAATGCCGAAAGGTGGCGCCAAAAGCGCCATTCACGTGCCGAGTAGGCAGAGTACTGGGGTTGTTAAGCCACCTCAAGAGGATGCCTAAATTGCGCGGTTTTGTGGCTTTCCCGCCCATTTGTTGCAAAAAGCCAAATCTTGACCCCAACCTAGGGTAAATCCCTATTAAAATACCTTGCATTGTTAAGTTTTCTTAACTAAACTGTCCTTACTCCATTGGGGAGTGAGATAGAAAGGACACCAAAATGCAAGTAATCGACATCGCAGTAACCAAGGTTGACCAATTAGGTATGTTGTTGGCTCAAATCGCCGATTTAGAGGCACAAGCAGAGGCCATAAAAGCCGAACTCAAGCAAACTGAGGGTAAGATTGAGGGTAACCTTTACAAGGCCTGCGTAACGCTCTCACAGCGCAACGTAGTGGATAACAAGGCGGTGTTTGCCGAGGCTAATATCCCAGCAGAATTGATTGCCAAGCACACCAAAACCACCGCAGTGATTACTTTAAAAGTAACCGCACGATAAGGAGCCAAACATGAATAAAGAACCATCGTTTTGGGATATTTTGGGCGCCTGTATTATGGGCGCTGTTTTGGCAGGCTTTTTAATGTGGGTTTTTATTGAAAGGACGGGTTGGAAATGAGCGTACCTTACAACACCGGCAAGGTGAAAATCGGCAAATACTATCAACCGCCGCGATATATTGAGAACGACCCCGATATGCTGAACTTGCAGTCTTGGTTGATTTACGACCCAGCCCGCTTGCGTAAGCAATATTGGGCGCGTAAAGCCTACTTTGCGGCCTTAATATTCGTCCTTTTGATTGTTTGGCTGAGAACTTAGGATTGTCAGCACTTTGTTGATTTTTTCCTGACGGTCAGCAATACCTAAATTTCCACCATTGATTCTTCGGGTCATGGTGGCGATGTCCATTTGGTCAGCCAATTCATTTAACCCGCGTTTATTCCAAAACCAGCCGGCTGTTAAAGCGGCTACACGCGGTTCTTCCACAAGCTGGGGGTTAGATACCAAGTCTTCACCCAAAGCCTCGCTGGCGGCCGCGTAGTTATCCTTACCGGTCAATTGAATCAAACCGCGCCCAATATACTTCCAGCCATCACCGTCCTCGGTATTGCCCATCCTGCCGCCATAAACCTTGTTGGCTATCTTTTCAGGCTGGCGCTCGTATTTTTCGGCGGTTTCAGCGTCAGGGAACCGGCTTGGCCACGTCGCCATCAAAGCGCGGGCAGAATAATTAAGGTTTTCGCGCATGAACTTGAACCCACCGGACTCATGCATACATTGGCCTAAAAAGCAGGCTTTGCGCTTTGGGGTGTTGATTTGATACTTATTGAATGCGTTGTTTAAAGCCTCAGTCCATTTAGGGTCGATTCCCAAGGCTAGTAACTGCGATTCAAGCATCCTTCTTGGCCTTCATATCAATGATTTTTTCTAGCGTCCGGCCGCCAAAGTAAAACGACATAATCAACATACCCCACTGACCTAGCAGTTCAACGTACTTCTCGTTTGCGTTCATACCAAAGGTCGACATACCGGCAAACACAAAATAACCCACCAAAATAGCAATCAGGGTCATGGGACGGATGTTTTTAGACAACCAGCTATCGCTTGCCATATCCGACTGCTGGCGCTTAGTGACCTCTTGGGCCTCAATATTGTCGGCTTGCAGTTCAGCCAAACGACCCTCTTGTTGAAGTTTTAGTAGTTCCTGCTGGGCTTTGGCTTTGGCTTCGGGGTCAGGAATAAACTTATCCAAGACCTTCATGCCTACATCAAACAGCGCGGTTAATGGAAACATATTACCTCCCGATGGCGGTTTCGTTGGTGCCTTTAGTAACCAAGACCTTGTCTTTATCGACAACCACATTCATCGGGTCGCGGTCAGCCATACGGTCTAAACGCAGAATAAGTTCCTTCATAATCTCAAACTCCGGCTTTTCTTGCTTTGGAGTTGCGCCAGCGATGCCGTTTAACATAGAAATCAAAGCGGTTAATGCCGCGCCCAACAGACCCATGACTGCGGCCATCTTGGATTCTTCCAGCACAATCGAGGCGCCCACACCAATTACCACAATAAAGGTGATGTAAAAAAGACCTTGTTTGCCGATGGCTTTACCGGCGACTTCTTTGGCTGATTCTTGCTCGTTCATTTGCGTACAAAAAAATCTGTAATGTAGGTAATGATTCCACCGCCGACCGAGGCGACACCCATCAGCGCCCAAAGGCTACCTTTTGAGCGTTCGGCCATGTTCACCAGTTTTTTAATGTCTGCCTCCATGTGGTCAATCTTACGCTCCATGGAATCAAACTTGCGTTCGTAGTCCTCTACTTTTTGCCAAAGCACACCGTACTTGACAGGGTCAATTTCAAAGGCCATGTACACACCTTATGGCAAAGTCGCTATAAACGCATTAGCCTGTTCTTGTGTCATCACATTCCCATCGGCATCTTGCAGTTCTGCACCAGCTAAGACTTGGGCTTTAAATTGCTGGTAGTCGGTGTTGTCAGGATTTGTAGGAATAAAAGCATTGTCATCCAATCTTTTAATCATTGGTGCATATTCGCCAGTTTGGTATGGGTTTGCAATTAATTGGTACATTTTTATAACTCCGCAGAAGCAGTAATTGGTGCAGATGATGAAATTCCTACTGTTGCTCCTTGCCCACCAGTTGCACCACTAACTGTGTAATTAAAGCCAGCACCATCAGGTGAAGAAAAATTAGAACCGCCAGCGCTAGGACTATAGTTTGCTGTAAAAGCATTTATTAACGCATAGGTTGTTGGTATAACCATAGTTG